AATGGCACCATTGGAACTCTGTTTGCGAATACAGAATCCGTGAGTTCCTTACAAGCAAGCACAATTGTAGCAGGCCGTGCCATTGTAGACCAGGGAACTTTCAACACTCTTACAGCAACCAATGGAACTATTGGAACTCTATTTGCAACCACGGAATCCGTGAGTTCCTTACAAGCAAGCACAATTGTAGGAAACCAAGGATCTTTCACCACTCTTACAGCAACCAATGGAACTATTGGAACTCTGTTTGCAACCACGGAATCCGTGAGTTCCTTACAAGCAAGCACAATTGTAGGAAACCAAGGATCTTTCACCACTCTTACAGCAACCAATGGCGCCATTGGAACTCTGTTTGCAACCACGGAATCCGTGAGTTCCTTGCAAGCAAGCACAATTGTGGGAGGTCAAGGAACTTTCAACACTCTTACAGCAATTGGAACTCTGTTTGCAACTACGGAGTCCGTGAGTTCCTTACAAGCAAGCACAATCGTGGGAGGTCGTCTGTTTACAGGTTCAGCAACTGTAAGTACAGCGACAATTAGTTCATTGTTTGTTCAACAAGAATTTATATCATCATTGTATGCCATAAATGCATCTATTAGTACATTAACTGTGAGTACACTTGTTGGATTTGAACCATTGCCTCGTGGAAGTAGACCAGGAGATTATGTTGTATGGAACGGCACAAAATATGCAGTTGCTTCAACAAACATTATACTGGGATCTGATGCAGGGCTTTTACGTCAACAGCCTTACTCAGTTTCGATAGGATATCAAGCAGGGTATATTGATCAAGGGAAGATTACATCAACGTGTACGGGATCCACAATCACAGACAGCGCAATTGCGATTGGGTACACGGCGGGATTTTCAAGTCAGTCTGCGGGCGCGATAGCAATTGGCAATGAGTCAGGACAATCGACGCAAGGGTCCTATGCAATTGCAATAGGTGACAATGCAGGTAAAACCATGCAAAAAATCGGTGCAATTGCAATGGGTGTAAGTGCAGGATTAATGCATCAGCAAGAGAATTCGATTGCGTTAGGAAATCGTGCAGGTGCCGTGTACCAAGGAGATGAATCCGTAGCAATTGGTACCATGTCTGGAATGATTGAACAAAGTACGTATGCGGTTGCAATAGGTTCATGTGCAGGAATAAACGATCAGGGCGGTTATACGATTGCGGTGGGTAAATCTGCAGGATATTCCACACAGGGTAATTTTGCGATAGCAATTGGTGCAGGCGCAGGATATTCAAATCAAGGTACTGAATCGATAGCAATTGGTGATACTGCAGGAGCAATGCGACAGGGCCGCGAGTCTGTCGCAATCGGTGTGTTTGCTGGAACAGATACGCAAGGCATAGAATCAGTCGCTGTAGGGTTGTCTGCCGGTAAATATGGACAAAGTGCGTTCAGTGTCGCAATTGGTGCAGAGGCCGCAGAATTTCAACAAGGATCTGGTGCTGTTGCCGTTGGTAAATCGGCGGGTTCAACTGGGCAAGGAAATTATGCGATTGCTGTAGGTCAGGGTTCGGCGTATACTGCACAAGGTCTGGACGCAATTGCAATTGGTGAAGTTGCAGGATTTTCGACACAGGGACAGAAATCTATCGCGATTGGTATGGAAGCAGGATTTACAAATCAGGGATCCAATGCCATTGCAATTGGTGCAATGGCAGGATTTTCCAATCAGGCCAGCAGATCCATTGTGATAAATGCGTCAGGATCAGCACTCAATACGACAACAGAGGGTTTGTTTATCAATCCGGTTCGCATTGACTATACAGTGAGTACAGGTGTTTTGATGTATAATTCAACAACAAAGGAGATTGTATATACTACAAACACTCGCGGCTTTATCGGTCCGCAAGGATTGCAAGGAGATCCTGGTCCAAAATCGTTCGTGATTGATCATCCTACAAATCCCAACAAATACTTAGTCCATGCATGTTTGGAAGGACCAGAGGCAGGTGTATATTACCGCGGTTCATCGTCTGTTGATCCTAACCGATTGTATACTACGATCCGTCTTCCTGAATACACAGATGCTCTCGCAACTGAATACACAGTTCACCTCACGCCTGTCTACAATGGAGGTACCCCTGCAATACTATCAGCAACGCGCGTTGTAAACGGTCAATTTACTGTACATGCAACAAGCAATTGTGAGTTCGATTGGATTGTATACGGTAAACGCCTATCGATTACAGTAGAACCGGATAAATCTACGGCACATGTAAATGGATCTGGACCGTACAGATGGATTAGTTCCTAACTGCAAAAAATCATACCAGATTACTCAGAATCTGAATCTGAAGTGGAATCATAACTGACAAGAGAAATTTCAGCATACCCACAATTGCACAAGGGTGTATCCATATAATTCTCTATATTCTGGGGCAGAGATTCAGTATAATCCATTGTAGCAATGATATTTTGATATCCAATATCTTCTAAAATATCACGAAGTGTATGTGTCCCTATGTCTTCAATTATATATGACATATCTTCAACTGTATAGAGTATTTCATTTCGTCCTGCGTTGTAGGATATTTTCATATCCACGTAGACCGGTTGATCGTGAATGAGAACAATATCAGTATAATTGGAACGTGTCATTCTGTAGATTTGTAGGAATGTATAGAAAATAGACAAGTATTTGTTTGTTCATTTTTTTCTGACCGAACAAGTAAGAGTTTATCCAATGTTTGAACCACTTGTACTTATTTCAGAGACGATTTTATCGGCCTATCCGATCCTGATTAAGACGGTGGATGCATCGACATTTTTGCAAACAGGAATACGAATGGCGGTCTTTGCTTTGGCGGCGGCCATTCTTGCTGGATGGACAGGCAATCCGATTCTTGGATCCTCAACTGAATTGTGGGGAACTGGTTTACTGAATCTTCTCCATGTGGGAGCCAGTTATACTGCATTTGATATGTTGCCTGCCGGTAATGCAATGGCTTTATTCTATACATATCCTATTTGGAACGTGTTGGGTGCTGTATGGATGTTTGGGGAAACAATTCCGAAAGACACGGTTCCATGGATGGTAGTTGCTTTGGTGGGTGCTGTATTCTTGTCACGCCCGACGCCTACACAATGGAGCATGCTGGGTGTTTTGGCAGCACTCATTGCCGCCTTCACAGAAACCGGTATTTATCTATGGTTCCGTAAAAATCCCTCCAAGGATTCGCAGCCTTGGACTAATATGGCAACCATGTATGGAGGAAGTGGTATACTTTGGATTCTTGGCGCCGTAGTAGCAGGACTTATGGGATATTTCACGCTCTTTCAAACATCCGTGAAAGGAATGTCTACCATGTTACTTTTCAATCTGCTTGTAGGATTTGTAGGATATGCCATTCGGTTCTTTGCAATTCCTAACGTTTCTACATCCACATTCAGTATTTTGAGTTTTTTCGGAATTGTGTCCGCGTACGTGTTGGGATGGTTGTTTGTGGGAGAAGTTCCTTCTATGATACAAGGTATTGGTGCAGCACTGATTATTGCAGCAAATGCTGTATTAATAAACAAAGAGCGTGTATAAAAATGAACGGTGCGAGTTCCTTCCTGATCCATAGAGTATACTATGGCTTCCAGTTCAGATGTTGACCGCTTTCAAGCGATCGTAGTCGATACCATTACCGAGTTTCTATCCGATGAACACTATATAATACCACATTTTAATATTCGCGAATTACTCGGCGTGCACATGTTGGCAATTCAAAGTGACACTGTAGACAAGGATGAGGTTGCTGCTGAAATTTCTCACAAAGTTCTATGGCATTACAAACCTACGCTGCGAATTGTTACACGTTATAAACTTCTAACAATTCTCTTTCCGATCTGTCGGAAATTTGTACAAGCATCCTACAATGTCTATCATACATGCAAGGCGTGCGGAAACACTGGATGGTGGTGTCGTGGATGTGGAGGGTATGATAAACAACAGACGATGGAAGATGTGGGTATTTTAAATTCTCATGAAGTGTACACATACCAGTTCGCAGGATGCGATCAGCCTCTTGTTCCATGTTTCGTATGCAACCGTGAAGGTGACAGATATCCCGATGACGATAGTTTAGAAATAGATCCTGAATTTTGGGAAACGTTTCTGCAAGAATAAATCAATACTTTGGTTTTTGTGCAATAAAATACATCAATTCCCATTCCATATCGTTTACGTCTACAATCAAACCATGGTTGAGTAAGCCTTCGTATATTTGAGTTTCAGTTGCCTTATCCAAGCCAAATAAATTCTTACAAAAATCCAGCATTTCCGATTTTGTCTTGTGTTTCCATAGATACTTTTTTGTATGGACAGATACCTCAAAACCTGCTGTTTGTATCAGGACTGCATCTTGTTCTGACCAAAAATTCCCACAATGCCCTGATGGATTGAATTCGTTTACGAAGGAGTTTAACCAAGGATCTTGTTTGGATCCTTTGCGTACATCACCAATTACTAAGGCGCCTCCTGGTCTCAATGCCGTATACGCCGAACGATACAAGGTATTTCGTTCTTCTTGATTTGCGTGATGTAAGGATGCCAAGGACAAAATTTTATCACACGATTCGGGTTGCCATGGAATTGTGTGCCACTCACAGTATTCAACAGAGTTCAGGTCGGCAAAGGTTTTACTGGTTTCATACATTGTATGTTGAATCTGTAGATCTGATGATATATAGGGATCAATGCAAATGCAAGCAGCAGGAATGTTGATGAGATGTTCGCCTTTTTGTAAGTCCAACATCTGTACTGCCGTTTCAAATTCTTGTTGGAGAACATGTGGATATGTGTGTACGGCATATGTATATTGATTCGCACGGGTATCGAATATTTGCGTATACTCCATTGCGCTTTTTCTGTATTTCTATTACTCTATTTAGATAAATTAGAAACGTATTGAATCGCACAACTCTTTACGGTTGTATACTGCCAGAATAGAATCGCTGTCCCATTTACTGTAGGAAATTAGGATGCGTGTAGGTTCTACAACGAAGCCCAGTGCATACTCTAGTTTTTCATTTTCGAACTTAAACAACGTGGAATGACGCTTGAATGCCAGACTATTTGCATCCAGGGCCAGAAAGAAATGGTAGTATTGACGAGGGGTTGTGTGTCCAACATAATGGCAGAGAAACCATAGTTCATCTTCCACAAGCACGCCATTTGTGGATCCGCGCGCATCACGGAGAAATGCAGGAAGATTTGCTTCTACACGCCCTTCTTCTACAAATGCACCGTCCTTCAACTGACCATATGTGAGAGGATTCCATTGATACATAACTTTTAGTGCACCTTTATGATGAAAGTACACCCAGTTCTTCTCACAGTCAGCATCTTTGGGGGAAGGATAGACTGTAGGAACTAACACAGCAGATTTGGGATCATAGAGGCCTTCTCCAATGCGAGGTCTTCCTTGGTCGTCCTGAACAGTTCCCATAAATCGCAACTCTCCTTCGTGCGAAAAGACTTTCACGTCTTCTATACCCAAGTATCGTATGTCTTCGCGATGAACCTTGTCTATCCACTGTTCTCTTAGAACACGGAGATCTTTATCCATATACACCGCCTTGTTGAGTGTAATAATCTTCTGATCATCCCAACGATAGGAATATGATGCATTCTCTTTGTTAAGTTTGTAATTCACGTAGCGAATATTCATCAAATACCCTTCACTGAGGGGAAGAATACAGGGGCTGCTGGATCTGAAAAAATCCATCTTGCCTCGGACTTCCAATTCCATGTTTTCCTGAAATGATTTTTTACTCACCAATACATTCGGCATAGTATGTAAGGAGTTTACATAATACTGATAATTGCAGAGAACATTTTCACGATGATATCCAGAACTCAGTAATTTCAGATATTTCATGTGATCAATGGGATCTTTTGTATAATATGCAAGAATTGTATATTCATATTCTAATTGATGATCGTAGATATCCCGTTGAATAAAGAGAATATCGTCCTTTGGAAATGGGATGCTAAGTCCTAACTTACAAAAAATCATACCGGTTGCATGATGTCCTTTCATACGATAGTATTTCGCGAGTTCATACAAGGGTTCGGCTCTGTGTTGTCTTGTCTGATACGCAAGAAGAAGGGATTCAATCCCCTTTGCTTCATCACCAATCGCAAAATAGGCCTTCCCTCGTTCATAAGCAGAACACCAGATTTCTTCTTCCCATCCACCGAGCGCAATGCGTTTCGTATACCATTCAATTGCCTCGGCGTGTTTACCTACATCTCTCAAACTGTTTGCAATGTAGAAATGGTACCGTCCGTTTGTGGGTTCTTCTACAAGTCCTTCCTTCAAAAGTCGGATATCGCGATCATACTTGTCGGACTTGCTTCCACCATCCCCAATATCGTCAATGCGTAGCATATGAGGAGGAATACGACTTTCATACTCATTATGTCCTTTCGGAAAGATATAATACTCGTGGGTAGGTGACACACAGGTTACACCAATATTTGTCTTTACAAACCGCGTGTTGTAATAGTCCAGACTAACATTCATTTGAAGGACTGAATATCCATCCTTTGTAAGCATATCCTTTTTAAATTCTGGCCCAATTACTAAACGCATATCGGCATCCATCAGTAAAACGTAGTCACCCCATGCATTTGCGCGTTTGAGAGCAATGGACCGGTTGTATCCAAAATTCTTAAAGGGTTCCTCAAATATCTCTCCGCGAATTCCTCGCTTATCAAAAAACGCAAAAATCAGTTCCTTTGTATTATCTGTACTTCCTGTATCGCAGATACAAAACGTATCAATTATGGGCGCAACTGATTCAAGGAGTCGTTCAATGATACGACTTTCGTTTTTTACAATCATATTTAGACATATTGTAGGAGCCATTTTACTTTTCATCAATGATTCGGAACTTTAGACTTAGGCTTTTTTCTTCGCATCTTTTTGTGCATGCACCCACCGAATGATGTATGCCGTCAGTTTATGGTCTGCTGTATTGACACCACTGCAGCCGCAAGACTTACACTTGTATCGCAGATCGTCTTTCTTAACTGTAATAACGAGTTCAGGAAGATGACACTTGGAACACAATACATAGAGGTCAATATATTTGTTGAGTGTTTGTTGGAGTACATCGGCGGCGTATGTACCGTTTAGAATAAACCGGTCAAGTTCAGCATCGTAGCGTGTCTGTGTGGACAACTCGTAACTGAAGAACTTTACGACGAATGTTTCAGGTGTCTCAATCGCGTTACAGATGGATACGAGATTCTTGATCACGGTCTTGCAGCCGTTGCCTCTACCCTCATACCCCACATCAAACGGAGGCATAGTATAACGATAACTTGCATCGTTTACCTCGGTTGAACCAGTAATGTTAATGGAAGCCATTTTGGAAAGGAAAGGAATGTTTGCACATGCGAAATTCAAGAAAGGAAAGAAATATAGAAAGAAATAGTAGGACACACGCCATATCTGAAATTTTCAGGTGCTTCATTTTTTCTGACTGAATTCAATCGGGAAAAAATGAGAAAGAATTTTATACAGACTTTGTTAGTTAATTAATACAATGGGATTCAAATACATGCGAATTCGGCCTTGGTGTCCCACATTTCAGTTTAGAACACTGTTACGAATTCAACAAACGATTCTTGACAACGAAAATGAAGTAATGGGCAGTACTGTATGGCGGAATGGAAACCCGCCGACTTCTCTATGGGATTCTATAAAAGACTTTCTATATACAGAATATCTGCGGATTCGTATATGTTTGCATCCGAAATGTGAATCTTGTACAGACTTTTAAACAACAAAGGATATACCAAGCAATACGAGACTACAAGACAAAAGGCCAAATCGTAAATCTGCGTGTTTCCTTTTTTGTTCATCATATGTATGACGTTCTGTAAGATACGATTTTACGAAGGATACAGTATTCGTAAAATCATTGTATGTATAGTCTTCGCTCATTCCTTTGAATTACACTAAATTTATGACCGTTTAAGTATACTTGAAACATTTATATCCTTCTATACATAGAAATGCCTCGTTTATTTTTGTATAGACAAATGACGGATGGCGGATTCGCTCCTCACATCTCACAAACCGGTTTGTTGACTCTGACAATTTGCAAACCGAACATTCGTAAATCAGCAAAACCTGGCGATTACATTGTGGCACTTGCAGGGAGTTCCTTGAAGGATATTGTCGGTATAGAAAACGACAAATACAAAAAGGTATCCTACATCTACAAAGTGACTGAAACTGTTGCAATGAAAAATTATCAGGAATGGTGTATGATCCACGCACCTAACAAAATTCCCTCGGAACCTGAATTTATGGGAAACTGCCAATACAACCGCAATTTGCAATACATGCCCGGTCCTCACGGACCTGAACACAGAAACCGAAATCTATCAGGCTGTTATTCCGTTGTATCGGACCATTTTGGTGCGTGGACATTTGCAAATCTGCATACACTGACGGACGATGAGATTCACATGTTGGATCTAACAGAAGAAGAGATACAGTCTGTCAAGCGAGGACATCGCGTGTTTGCTCTCACTCCTTCCAGGGAAGAAGGGTTGGAAACTTTGATGGCATCAGCGCCACAAACTGAAAAGAGTTTTATACCCAACGTCGAAGTGGGAGATGTAATTGAAGAATCTGAAAGTCCCGAAAACAATGCAGGTTCAAAAACACGAAAGGCCTGCAAACTCAAACGAAAACGTATGTCAAGACGTAGATAGAGAATGTCATCAGATGAGTTGAAGGACTACATAAAAGAGATTATCAGAACAGATCCTACATTGTATGAATTGTTCAGGAAAGCAAGTCCTTACTTTGTAAAAGGAGACGAAGACTACGAAACCCTTTCTCTCTACATCCAAGCAATGTATGGAGAAAATGATCTCATGGAACGTGCTGCTGCATTACGAGAGTATTTAACTGAATTTCTTACAAAAAAGGAAACCAAACCGAATGTTCGAACAGTGCTACCGTACATAGAAGATCTGGTTATACAAACTTCGTATTGGAAACCGTATTTAATTTTATTCAAATGTCGGTATGGTGACAAAAAGGCGTTTGGAAAACTATTTATTCTGGGAGACGAAGATACAAGTGCAAAGTATCAAACCGAACGCGATATAAATACGAAAATACTGGAACCTTTATTGACATACACGCAAAATATTCCCAGACTATTGCATATAGATGAGGCAGTTGATGGAAAGGCGTTTTACAATACCGTTAAAGGACATTTATTGGAGAAACATCGCAAGTATTTGGAAGGTACACTTGCAAGGGCGCCGAAAAATGCACATTTACTCCTTTACGAGGATGTAGGAGACCACCCTCTCAAGACATACCTGAACAAACTTACAGACGTTGACATGAAGAAAACACTTGTACAATTGTTTGCAACGGTACATTTGTTACATCAACATGGTATATGCCATGGGGATTTGTTTGCGCGTACAAACATTATGTTGCGAAAGTTGGATGTACCACGTACACTTACATATATGGTTGAAGGTAAACAATATATTGTGCGTGATATTCGCTGGATGTTAACCATTATTGATTTTGACTTATCTGGGCGGATGAATGCATGTGAGGATTACACGATTGTGACGGAAAGCATACAATCTGCACGAAAAACTTCAATTCCGTTTCCTGAAACATTGTTGGAGGCGATCGATCTCTTTGGAAAACCGTATTTGGTATCGACAGGAGGCAGACGTAAACGAAAAACACGCAGAAGACAACATTGACGATTATAATACATATATATCCGTAGCACTATCGTCCTTTTCAGGAGACTTTGTATGCGATTTTTTAGAGGATTTACGTTTACGAAAGTATCCAATACAACAGCACATATTAATACAAATACTTACACATGCGACAGCAAGTAAAATACCCAATATAATTTTTTGATTGTATTGTAAATTGGTTAGTACTATATCATTGTTTGCTGTAGTATTACTGTAAAGTTGATTTTGCGCCAATAGTATATTGCGTTCAGAATCACATTTCATGTAACGATCGTAAAATATAGAAAGAGAAGATGAAGGTGTAGGAGACGACGAACTTGAGGATGAAGGTGTTATAGACGGTGTTATGGATGTTGTGATGCTTGGTGATTTTGATACTGTAGCACTTGCAGTAGGCGAAATGGAACTTGTGGAGGTTTCTGTAGATGTTGCTGTAGATGTTGCTGTAATACTTGTTGTAGGAGAAATGGAACTTGTAGAGGTTGCTGTAATACTTGTTGTAGGAGAAATGGAACTTGTAGAGGTTGCTGTAACACTTGTTGTAGGAGAAATGGAACTTGTAGAGGTTGCTGTCGAGGTTCCTGTCAGTGTAGGAGATACTGAACTTGATTTAGTTGCGGAAAAACTTACTGTAGAAGTTCCTGATAGTGTAGGCGATATCGAACTTGAACTTGTTGCGGAAGAACTTACTGTCGAGGTTCCTGTTGCAGATGAACTTGCTGTAGAAGTTCCTGTCAGTGTAGGAGATACCGTAGAAGTCCCTGTTAGTGTAGGAGATACTGAACTTGAACTTGTTGCGGAAGAACTTACTGTAGAAGTTCCTGTCAGTGTAGGAGATACTGAACTTGAACTTGTTGCGGAAGAACTTACTGTAGAAGTTCCTGTTAGTGTAGGAGATACCGTAGAAGTTCCTGTCAGTGTAGGAGATACTGAACTTGAACTTGTTGCGGAAGAACTTACTGTAGAAGTTCCTGTTAGTGTAGGAGATACCGTAGAAGTCCCTGTTAGCGTAGGCGATACCGAACTTGAACCTGAAACGGATGATGTAGGTGACACTGTAACTGTACCAGATGATGTAATAGTGATTGTTGAACTTGACGTAAAACTGGCAGTGGAACTACTTGTAGTGGTTGCACTAATAGTAGCAGTAGAAGTAGTTGTGGGATACAAAGAAGGTGATTCGGAAGGTGCTGCCTGTGATGCTACTGCGGCCTGTGCAACAGATACATTTTGTACAACAGCATTTAAGGATGAGATTGCTCCAGCGGCATAATACCATACAATTGATGCCTCGCTCCCTATATTTAGTGTACCGATTGGTAGAATTGCAGCATACGAACCGTCAGTGCCTGTAGGTGTTGCCGGCGCGATTGAAAGGGGGTTGGTATTGTACACATTTGAAAATGCACAACATAGTGCGTATGCAGTCATAACGTCTGGTGTTTCAGAATAAAACAGTACACCTTCTGTTGGATTTGTAATCATAATTGCATGAGATGACTGTCCATTTGATGTAATCGCTACAAATGAACTTCCAACAAGATTGCCTTTTGTTTTGATATTCACATCGGTTACGCCTACAAAGTCGTCGCGTGTTCCGACCCATATACGCATATTCTGTATAGGTGCCGTATGTACATTAATTACACGAGTAATAATTTGTACGAAATTATCATACTGACCCAATGAGAATGTATTTTGGAATGTAATGGCCTGTCCATTCACGGTAATGTTACGAATTGCCTGAATCTTTCCATATCCTACAGATTTTGTAGCATCCGCTGAAGTAACAACAAAGTCCGAATAATCCGTGTATGATCCCGAAACGGGAAGAGAATACAAGTCAACAACCGTATTTCCAGACCAGTTAGGCCCACCTATTCCTGATCCAATTGCAGTATCCAAAGGATATGTTGCATAAGTCAACTTATACCATGTGTTTGCAATATATGAGTAGTAAAAAGGTTGTACAAATAAGCCTTGTGCATTGACAGAGGATTGTGTTCCTGTTCCAAACCGCAAGTTATTGTTTGCAAATACACAAGCAGGTGCAGTACATCCTTTGCTTCCTACAAGATCAACTGCACTTACACCCAATGCAGATAAAAATATCGGGAGCAAACGCATTGTATACATTAGGTTTCTATATTATATAAGTCATATTACTACCATTTTCATTATAATCGTAGTATATCCATTTATAAAATAAATGTACCAGTATAGATATGTCGTCTATTCAAGGTATGCGAGGGCTTTCTGGTAAGGCCCGAAAATCTTACATTGCACACGAGGCATTTCATACTGACTTGTATGCCTACAAAACCGAAGTCGTGAATTTTCAGACAATTGGAACCCTTTCCGCAGTTGTAGGCGCTACATCATCGACCTGTCCCAGAGGACGTTTTTTGTACGAGACAGGACGTAAATTGTACCCCAACGCAAATCCTGGAATTACTAGTTATATGGTGTCTGTATTTGATCCTATTTCCATGTTGACCGGATTTATTGATCCCAACAGCAAGGTGTTCAGTCCAATGAATACAGACAGACCTGTTGGAATTCAAACTGTTCGGAATTTTTCCATCAATCCCACAAATCAAGAAAGTGATCAGGGACCCGGTGTATTTACACTTTCCAAAAGTTATTTTGGATCTACCGTGGATATTAGTGGCGCCGTGCTCATGGCAGATGATGTGGAAATCAAAGGAAATCTTACAGTTCGCGGAAATGTTACCCAAATTGATCTGAACGACATGCTTTCCGAACAATTGTCAGTTACAAACAATGGTGCCGGTCCTGCGGTAGTCGTGAACCAATTGGGTGCATCTGATGTCATGAACATTCAACAAAACGGATCATCTTCTCTGATTGTGAAAGATGGAGGCAATGTGGGTATAGGTCTTACAAATCCTGCCTACAAACTACACGTCAACGGATCAATCAATGGATATCCAATCTACCAAAATGGATTTTTGTTGGTACCGACAGGATCAATTATCAGTTATATTGCTACTGCGGCACCAGGCGGCTGGTTACTCTGTGATGGATCTGCAATTTCACGATCTACCTATTCTGCCCTGTTTGCACTGATCGGAACAACCTACGGAGCAGGTGATACTATATCCACATTTAACCTACCAGATATGAGAGGACGTGTGCCTGTAGGATATGGTACAGGTGCCGGACTGACACCAAGAGGGTTAGGATCTACGGGTGGTGCTGAAACGCATGTGCTGTCCGTTACTGAACTGCCTCAACACACACATTCAGGCAGTACCTCAGAGGATGGCTCCCACACACATACTCACAATGCAAACAATGACTATCCTGGCGCATGTCTTGCTTACAGAGATGGTTTTAATACTCGTACTGCAGCAGACAATGGTCAACAAAATGAACTAAACTTAGATGCATCTGCTGCTCTTGTGATTAATTCAAATGGATCACATACACACACGTTCACTACAAACGGTGGAACTGGTGGTGGTGCAGCACACAACAATATGCAACCTTTTGTTGTTGTGAACTATATCATTAAGGTGTAAATGGATTAGTCCATAAACAGTGGATTGGAAAGCCCGTTTTGGAAACGCATCCAGTTGGTCCCCACAAGAAACACAACGACTTCCCATTCCGTGTTAGGATCCGAAGATTGTCTGGGTTGTTGAACTTCCAAATTCAGTCGAATATCCACACGGGATGCATTGACGGATCCTGCTGGATCAAACTCGTTTGGTTTTTCAGTAAAGTTGTATACATAAATATATGACGAATATGCACGAATGCCACCCGCGAGCGGTAAAGCGCCCTGGGATCTCCACCAGGATTCATCTTGGTCCACCCAAACGGCCGTTCCCACCATAAGTTGCGCTTTCGTCATCAGCGGTTCTGTAGGATTCCATACAGGGTCTACATCGGATTCCAGAGTTCCTGAATAATTTGTCCAATCGGACTGTTGTACGGCGGCTTTTCGGCGCAAAAACCATAGAATTTGCCGAATTGGTCCATTGGCTTCAGGCAAAGGAAGTCCGATTGTAATACGTTCTCCTGTAGGTTTTCCGATGACATATTTCAAAGGTTCTGCAAATCGTATTTCTTGCACAGGATTCATCATAATTTCGTGAGGTTGGTCGCGAAACTCCATGCGGATAGGTCCGTCAATATGTGCAATCCCACACACCAATTCGGCGGATTGCATTGTTGGTACAGCAAGTGTTGTCGTAACCGAACGCTTTTTATAGAACGGAAATGCCCAGTCGCGCACCTGAAATGTGGAACCTAATGGTGTATCTTCACATCCTTTGAATCCACTGACTTTGCGTACAACTTCACTGAATGGGCGCAAAGTGATGTGAAATCGTACAGGACCTTTTGCGGAAATAAGAGGAAATGCTGTATTCTTCCACTTGGAAAACCAAAACGGCAAATAACAATATACGTATCCGTCTTCGGTTCCTCCTTGAGGTCCTATGACTGAATCTTGCCACCCAATGGATTTGTTCGAGTCCAACGCAACTCGGTTCCACACATTGCACCAATCACCGGACCATTGTTCCACAATGACCCCATCTATCTCCATTTCTGCTTTTGCAATTACAGATGCACCTAAAGATCGTATCCAAGTCCATTCGTCTGTGGGATTTATGTAGGTCCAGTCTTGGGTTCCATACAAATGGTTGTATACATCGGGGTCCAACCAATGAAACGGCTTAATACGAAGGGCAACCCAGGAAAGCATATCCGTTTCCCAGGGATAGGGTACCGTAAACGTGATGCGTTTGCCCCACTCGGCAACACCTGTAAAAGGCCATGTGACAATATTGGTTGTAAAAGAATGGTACGGTTTGAATGTGGGTTGAAAAACGGTAGTTTTCGTGTTTTGTGGATAGACTGTGTCGTCAAAGGCGCCACGGTCCACCAAAGATACAATTTTCTTCATGGCGGACATTCCTTACATTGGGAGTAGGGTTTCCCCTTTAGTTTGTAAGGGTCCAAATTAGTTTGTAAACTGCTGTTTGCAGACCGTGCAGACATACTGAAATTTCATATTGACCGGGTCCGTTTTAATGTAAATGATATCGCGTAACGTCTCATTGGATCGTGATGGGCATACGCCATTGGGACATCGCAGATTTTTTAGATGAGGTAGTGTAGGGTCCATGAGTGTAAATGCATTTACGGTTACACCGGATGCAGCACCCGTTGCAGATGCACCGGAACGGAAGGCCGTTTCCAGAATCAGCGCATCTTCCTTTGTTTTGGGATCCAATAGTTCACGATGACCACAGGATCTGCATTGATAACTCACATTGTTATCCGCTGCGTCCAGGTACAGAAAATAGGAACATTTGGGACAGAAGCGCATTTCTACTGAATGGATGTATGAAATTACCTTCAAACGAACGAATGACAAGGTATCGTCAACTTTTGTCTTATAGAAAGTACCGGGGTAATATCGTCTTATGCAGAACACATCACACATTCCTGATCCTGTTTTACTGTAGTGGAAGGATCCACTGTGAACTTTTGGGCAGACGCAACTGCGCGTGTTCGGAGGTAGTAAATACCCGTTTTTAGACCTTTCCTCCATGTATAGAAATGCATAGAGGTGAGTTTGCGATAATCAGGATCGCCGAGGAAGAGATTGAGGGATTGGGACTGACAGATGTAGGGACCACGCTCTGCAGCCATATCAATTAGAGTCTTTTGTTTGATTTCCCACACCGTTTTGAACAGTTGTTGGATATCCTCGGGAACCGAGGAGAGTCCTTGTACGGATCCATTGTTTCCAATAATCTGATTTTTCAGGGATTCGGACCAGAGACCACGATCCATCAAAGCCTTCACCAAATGTTTGTTCACAACAATGAACTCTCCCGCAAGGGTGCGACGTGTGAAGATATGTGTGGCATACGGTTCAAAGCATTCGCAGTTCCCAAGAATCTGTGAGGTAGATGCAGTGGGCATTGGTGCGACCAACAGAGAATTGCGAATTCCAATGCGACGAATATCATTTGCTAGCGCATCCCAATCCAGTCCTTCGTCTTTCAGGGGTTCTACATTCCAGAGATCAAACTGAAATTTACCCTTGGACATGGGAGACCCAATATACGTTTCATACGTTCCCTCAAGTGCTGCGGAATCACAGGAGGATTGGAGCGCCGCATAGTACATGTGTGCAAAGATGCGTTTGTTGAGTAGCGCAGCATCCGCAGATTCCCAAGGAAGTTCCAACATTGCAAACACATCCGAGAGTCCTTGTATACCGAGACCAATCGGTCTATGACGTAGATTGCTATACTTGGCTTCAGGTGTAGGGTAGAATCCCACATCAATCACGCGATTAAGATTGCGCGTAACAACGCCCACAACTTTGCGGAACTGGGCGAAATCAAACGCACCGTCTTTTACGAATGCAGGGAGACTCAGGGATGCCAGATTGCACACGGCCGTCTCCTTCTCGTCCGAATATTCAATAATTTCCGTACAAAGGTTTGATGATTTAATCGTACCAAGATTTTGCTGGTTGCTCTTCTGATTGGCGGCATCCTTGTAGAGCAGGTAGGGTGTACCGGTTTCAATCTGGGAATCCAGAATGCGGAACCAGAGTTCTTGGGCCTTCACGACCTTGCGACCAAGTCCTTCGGATTCGTAGCGTTCATAGAGTTTCTTAAAGTCATCCCCTACAGCATCTGCGAGTCCTGGTGCGTCATTGGGACAGAACAGAGTCCAGTCGGCACCGGCATCCACGCGTTCCATAAAGAGATCAGGAACCCACAGAGCATAGAACAGATCACGCGCCCTTTCTTCCTCAGCACCAGTATTTTTCTTCATATCTATGAAGGCTTCTACATCTGCATGCCAGGGTTCCAGATACATTGCAAAGGACCCATTGCGCTTTCCACCACCATTGTGAACAAGACCGAGACCAACGGTTGTGTATTCGTGTGGCGATTCTACCTCAAAATCATAGACAATGCCTGTGTAATCGGACTCGGTAATGGATTGGATTGGTACATATAGATGTGTACCGTTACTCAGATACAGTGAACGATCTTTGAGCGTTAGGTAGAAATATTCGTCGGATTTTAGAAGATCTTTGTCTGTAAGTGTTTCCAACCCTTTCATTAGACTACAATGTTTGTCATAGGGGAGATGTAGGAATTCTGGCGCAATGTGTTTTACATCACTTGTTCCGAATTGTGTCATTGTAAATTTCCATCCAGGATTTGCGATAGACCACACAATCCTGTCCTGTACTGCGTCATATGTATAGGCTACTCCACGTGTGGATAGATATTGTTGAACATAGTTTGAACAACGCGCCCTGTTCGAGAGTGCGATTGTAGATGTTTGTAGAATTCCGTGTGCCAAGACAATTCCGTACATTTTACAGTCTTCAACCGTCATGTAGGGAATATCAATCTCCGTTTTTGGTACAGGATATGCAAGGAAATCCCCTTCACGCAAGTCCCGTGCGTCTATATAGGCAGGTTCTGATGTTCCGTTCTGCAATGCAAACACTTGATGTTCGGATGTGACGCGTACTGAACGACGGTCGGATGCAATTCGCAACATACGTCCTGAAAAGGAATGGCGTACAGGAAGTTTCACAGAATGAAACAGTCCATCACCCCCCATTACCTTGTCACTCACACCAACCTCACAAATGGGTTTGATTCCCTTTTCTGTAAAGATCAGCGTTTCAGGCGCAAAACATTGATCCACATAGCGGGCAGTATTGTTGAATACACGAAGCATAGGAACAATTCCGTTGGAGACACCGCCTGTTCCTTTAATCAGAGATCCTTGGGCGCGAATGTTGGAAATGTGCAGACCAATGCCCCCACCATATTGACTTATGAGGGCGCAGTCCTGTAATGTATCATAAATGCCTTTTATCGAATCACTTTTCATACTTTGTAGGTAACAGGACGACAATTGTGGCCTCTTTGTACCGGCATTAAACAGAGTTGGGGTTGCATGCGTGTAATACTTTTGGGAAATCATATCGTATGTTTCAAATGCTTTCGCAAGATCGTGTGTCCAAAGACCGATTGCAACGCGCATCCAGAGATGTTGGGGTCTCTCCACAACTTTGCGGTTCGTATCGCGTAGCATGTAAGCACGTTCCAGTGTCTTGAATCCAAAGTAGTCAAGAAGGAAATCGCGTTGGTAATCAATGTGGGATTCAATCTCATCTGCATGTTCACGAACCACTTTTACGAATTCAGGATCCAACATACTTGCAGGATTTCCTGAACGGTCCTTTACTGCATCCAGAATACTGACACATTCCAACATGGTTGTTGGTGTATTTTTCTGGTGGTTGCTGATTGCAATCCGCGACGCAAGGATGCCGTAATCAGGATGAGAGGTTGACCAGGAAAAGGCGAGATTTGCGGCAATTGTGTCTAGTTCCGTTGTGGAAATACCGTCCACAATACGTGTAAGAACGCCTTGTGCGACTTTGGTAACGTTAACGGCCAAGGATTGTGCAACATTGCTGATACGCTGTTGTACCTTTTCAAATGCAACTTCCTCCTTTGCACCGTTACGCTTTACGACGAACATTGTGGTTTCTGTCATGATGTCCGGGTCTTGTATGTGAGGAAATCCGCATACAGATCCTAAACGGTCATTTTTTACCGCACCCGAGAATAGAATGAAACTCACAATTTGCGGCGTATTGTATTTCGTATTGTTTGGCATATTGTTGATGATTGCCCAATACAAGTTCCATGTCTTGGATAATATGATTGCATTTTACAAGCCTATGGAAGGGTTTTTGTCAGGTGGCTATGAATCCAAAGGACCTGTGGAGGGTGTTGAGGATGCGGATTTGGCGCCTGCCTTTTCAACAGGCACTGAAAAACTGATTGCAAGTGATACATTGGTTCCTCAAACGGAGGAAGAATCTGTCCAAAACTGGTCGCGTATGACGTCTGAACGGTGTTATAGGAGCGATGTAGGAGAATCCCTGAAAATGGGCGGAACATACCTGCAACGAACCAACAACTATGTACGATCTCATCCTGATTCTTGCTCAGCCCCGAATCATGAATTTGTAGGAACATTCTACAAACCTCATGAAGGGATTGGTGCTACACTCCCTTCAGGTATGTAGAGCAAGTTCGTTCTTTGTCAGATATTTCTTAAAATGGGAAGGAATTGGGTCAGTCGGAAAGAATTTTCTAAATTTTGCAAAACTATCAAGTACCTGTTTGTGTTCGTTTGAATTGGGCATTCTTGCAATTCGTACACGATCCTCTTCCTCGTGTTTTGCTGCTTCAATACCTTTTCTACAGGATTGAGGTGACTGCAAGACAGCACCAGACCAGTTTAACCACCCTTTTACATTCTGAGAAGATGGATGATTGCAGAGTGTTGTGTATTTTTCGCGCATACCTGGCTTCTTGCAAAACTTGCGTTCTTTGTGTGTAAGTGTATGCATGCGATGCAAAAAGTTCTTGCGAGTGTGAAGTCCATTTTTGCGACTTCGAAGGCCATCATAACATACGATTTTGCGTGTTTTCATTTCTACTCTTAGACTAACAAATTGTATTGGACGGTTCTTAGAAATAATTGTCCATTGCAGACTTGAATACATCCAGTGCCTTTGTAATTTCGGTAGCAGGGAGTGTCAAGTATGGATAAAATGGTACCTGAATTCCAATCGTATGGGTGGGGGCATACGAGGAAATGCGTGCAATCTCAATCGCGTCCAGAATATGTTTCTTGGCCTGCTCTGAAGTGACGGAATACTTCGTCTTATTCCAATATACGAGATAAACTCCTGCATCATTGCATGGTCGTACTGTCAGAATGTATTTTTGATCTACATTTGTCTCACCTGGTTTCGCAATCACGAGTTTAAGAGCGTGATCTTGGAACTCAACAATCTTGCCAACATGATCAGGATTGATGTACACCATTTTGGAAATTAGGAAGGAATGCATACATACATAGTATAGATTGAGTTGTCAAATTTTATAAATCTTTCATTCCTCTAAAATTGAAATAGCGTGTATCGCGTTTCCCTTCCTTTCCTACAGAATGGCATCCTATACATCCTACACATTGGATATGATTTCGTGCACAAGCAAGGCGTACGACGAGATTACTGAACTTGTGCGTAAAACGACTCATAAATCTAAGGGTTCCGAGTGGTGCATTGTATCCATTGATAAAGTGAAAAATCCGTATTTGGAGGAGCAGTTTGCTGCTACAAAGAGGGTAATTCAGGAAACACGTGGGAAAGTGGAGGAAGTTAGAGCATTTCATGGAACAACGGAAGCAGGAATGGGTTCTATTCTCTCACAAGGATTTGATCCTGCTCACAACGTTCGTTCTGCGTACGGGAAAGGTACGTATGTAGCACGCTCTGCTGAAATTGCACGCCTGTATGCACAAGAAAATCATATGGGTGATAACGTAATGATTCTATGTAGGGTTGCACTTGGTGTAGGTACACAAGGTATTTCAGGTCAGAAGATTGATACGCGTCATTTCGATTATGGCGTGGATAGCCTACAAATGCCTAACGTGTATGTGATTCCTCACAGATACGCTGTAATTCCTGAATATGTCGTGCAGTTTTACGGAAAGGCAAAATAGAGTTGTTCTACTCATCAATATCTTCATCGTCGTCTGTAAACTCCTGAATGGAAAGATCTAACGAACTGTTTTTCCATCGCCCAATGTATTCCTGCATTTGAATGATATCATTGCCTTTCTTTGTAAGATCGGCACGATATACGCGACCTGATTTTACATTTCGAATCATGTACACATCGTCTTCCTGAAAACAAATCCATTGAGGCTTTGCCAACGTTTTTTGAAGTGTTACATACTCAGACTGGGGGTTTTGTGTTTGAATTGGTTGAGTTTGTGTTTGTTGTCGTTGTTGCTGTTCTTGCTGTTGTGGTTCAGGTGTAGGAACATGGACAGGCGTATGGACAGGCGTATGGACAGGAGTTAACCGCAGGGAAGGGATTGACTGGCGTACAGGCTGGCGTATATGACTCGGTAATCCATTGGGGTACCGTTGTTTGAACCATGTAGAACCTACAAAGGGGCTTTTCTCAGGCATACCTTCATCTACGCATCCATGCCATTCCTTTTTGTCCTCTCTTGCAATACAGGGTTGCATTTTATAGCATTTATCGCAGAGTCTTGCCCCTTTTTGCACCAGTTTTGCACATTGCTTTTCAGCATATACAATCGGATGTGTATCTGAAATTTTACCGTTCTTTTTACGTGCCATACACCTTCCTTGTTGGATTGTATGTACTCGAAAGGATTGTATAGCAGAAACAACGGGCGTTCTGGAGGGTGTTGTGATGGGTGTTTCAGAAACGGAGGATGGCGGGGAAGGTGGAAGGATACCATGTTCATGAAGAGATCGCAGGCGATTGAGTTCAATTTCAGTAAGTTCTCCTCCAGGAGTTCGAATCTTCAGATAACAGGAAGAAACAAAGGACAGCACACGAAATGCCTGATATTCTTCTTCCGACAAGGCATCGATGCCGCCTTTTTCAGACAGAGATAGAATACACTGAGCAACAGACATTGTAAGTAAGGAAAGTTTCAGGACATCTCACATAGTTTCATTCGAATTCATTTTTTCTCGTACCCTATGAAGAGATGGACCTACATACAATACTGCAAAAGTATATTATACCCTACTTTCCCATTGCCTTATTGGCTGCAATCTTTGCATGGCTTTTCATTGTTCAGTTTGATTCCACTGACTTTTTCGATCGTCTGTTTCATGTATTTTTCATGTCACCCAAAGACAGCATTCGCGTTCTTGGATAAAAGTTGAGTCTTGGAATCTCCGAGAAAGTATGTTCTACAATTTCATCCAATGGCATCTTCTGTAAGTCAAACAACACAAACACTCATTCGTGCATCTGTTCAGGGTATTGTATACCTCATTCATTCCGCATCAGGAACTGTGTATACATACAATCCCGAACGACCTATGTATGTAGGCGATCTAGTGAAGATTCCTGAAGAGGAGAAAAACAGCATTTCAAAGACCAATGGGTGTCTTGCAACGGCAAAGGTTCGGTTTCGTCCTGACATTCGCGAGGTGATGGCATCCGAACGCCTTCTCGTTGCACAAACCGCATAAAAAAGTTGAAAGTCATTTCTTTTGTCTCTGTAATTGTAACATCATGGATTTACTATTACAGCATCGTAAACTGCAGTTGTGGGATCAGGTATGCAAACAATATAGCATAAATACCACAATTGCGCGAAATGTGTCTACGCATATCAAGGAAGGTACACTCCAAGAATACCTTGACAAGACACAGAAACGTAAACATACTAAATAAAGCCTACACAATACCCATGACGCGTTTTTCTGCACGGTAGTATGCCATACGTTCCTCATCGCTTGTGAATGCATACTTGTAGGTACGCGCCTGATTAAAAGTACTGACATACATGTAGGTTTCCAAATCACCTTTTTGTTTTGTCAGTTCTTCGGCAGAAATAGGAACAGTTGTTGGTATATTTTTCATAATGTTTGTTACATAGGGGAGTGCGGATTTTATGGGAGTATCGGGAAGAGGTGTCTCACGTATGGAAATGAATGTGGTGGGAGGCAGAGTTGGATAGGCCTGAATATGAAGTTGTTGGCCTGCCTTATAGTCTTTGAATTCACTAGATACAAACTGATAAAATGTTTTATCACGGTATCCGTCTGTAATTCGTTGAAAAATAATATCGTCGTAATTTTCAACACGTTCAAATGTGTTCCATTGATTTTGCATTAATAATACATCTGTGCGGCTTTTGTATCGGTATTTACTTCCATCAAATATATATTGGGTTCGTTTTGGTGTATACGAGTCCATGTCCATATCTACAAAAACAGTATAGAATGAATTTAGGCAGACGCATCTTAGAAATAACGGTTCATTGCCCTCTTTACAAGATTAATGGCCTTATCCACGTTGGATGGATTTGCGGGTAGAACAAGTGTCGGAAAGAAAGGGACTGAAACACGAATCGTTTTCTCGCCTTCAGAGGATGTACAGGCCATTTCAATTGCAAGGAGAATATGCTCTTTTGCTGCAGTCTCAGTTACTCCAGTGCGCTCTGTATTGGTATTACACACCATTGTATATACATTATCCATATTGCATGGATTTACTTTCAGTACAAACATCTCGGCATCATTGCTGCCTGAAATTGTTAGGCGAATAGGGGTAAGAATGTACTCTGCAAGTACCCCTGTGTTAGCAGCAACCATAGAAGTAGTGGAATGCATTTTGGATGTCTTAGGAAAGTCAGAAAGAATCAGTAGGACATAAAAATCGTAACAGTGTTCCTACAAGATCAATTTTTGTTGAGGATCCTCTCATTGACTGAAAAATATCTGTATGGGCTTGTATGAATTTGGATGAATTCGTATGTATTGTATTTATGTTGGTATTTGAATAGAACTAATAATCGTCTTCGTATGAATATTCAGGAGTGTGAGCAGCGTCCTCTTGCTCGTCATACTCGTATCTTGCAGCACCTGAAGAACGACCGTAGACGTCGTGTTCAAGATCGTCGTCGGCATGCACGTCGGCATGCAGACCATATTCATATCCGTCCTCCTGATACTGCTCACCATCCTTATCAAAGGTGGTGTAGGTGCGCCGAGGAATGTATACAACTCCAATATTGTTCTTATACTCTTCATCTTCGCGGCGCTTACGATCTTCCTCGTTCATGTATGCCTGACGCTGGCGTTCTGCCTCCTCTTCCTCCAGTTGTTTCTTCAGGCGCTCCGCCATAGAAAGCCCTGAAGAACTTTTGGACATTGCCGAAACACCTGATGCACAAGAGGTACCTGACGCCATTGAGTCTGAACTACTAACCTTTGGAATTGTTTTCTTCACTGCACCACCGAGTGTTGGAAACTCCTCTTCATAAGGCTTGGGAGGTGGTGGAGGTGCATTTGCACGAAGTTTGTTGATTGCGCTTCCTCCCCATTGCGATGGCGTCATACCGCTTGCGCTGCCTGCGCTGCCTGCGCCAGCATCTTGGTACCGTCCACCACGACCAGGCAAGGGTGCAGTGGGGGGAGCATATTTAGAAATTGTAGGGGGCTTGTAAGACATTTTGAACTTGAAAGAATAGAGGAAAAGAAATCAGGAATCAGGAAACACGCAACAAATCATAGAAACTGCCGTAAACCTTCAACTTTTTTCGACCGTTTTTTTCATCCTTACTCATCAATCAGGTTCATTCCTTTTCCATCCTGAAGAGTCCAAAGTTTCCACGATTCCGCATATACAACCAAATACGATTTACGCAAACGTGTTCGTGTATCAATTGGAATGGTTCCCAATGTGATCCATAATTCAGGTAATACACTTCGTGAAAAATTCAGGGTTCCCATAGGTTGTGGAGAGTCTCGTTCGCCAAAGGCGAACGTAAAGACTTCTTGTGGGTCTTGTGGGTCCGACAAGTCTTGTGCTGCGCGGATGTTTTTCCAATATGCATTCAGTTCACGAAACACCGGTGCCGAAAACGATTGGATTCGATCTATGTTGGCAATGTTCAGACGAAACTGACGTGCTGCATCACGCAGTAGTGATGGACGCTGTCCTGCTTGTCGACTTCCTTCGCCCTGAAATCCTGCCAACAGTCGACTGATCGGTCCTACAAAGTCTAGACGAAAGGGGAGTGTGAAATTTGTAACAGAGGCCGTTGCTGCCGCATTCCATTGGTTGTCTTCGACTGTAAATTCCTGACGCTGGACGTTTCTGTAGGGAATGTCCCATCTCTGAATTTTGAGCCATTCCTGCACATCCCGTGGTACATACACCTGCTCCGATTCTAACGCAATTCCTATCCCTCTTGCCAATGCGGACATAGGGAGCGTTTTGTAAGTTGTATCTACGGGTCCGTCTTTGCGAAACTGAACTTTCAGGGGCATATTCCAGGGCTGTGGAAATGCACGGCCATCTGATGCAACTACAACATCTTCCAGTTTCCGCAATTGGATTCGTAATCTGAATCTCTGTTTGTGGGCAACAATGGGAAATCCTGGATCTCCCACAGATTCCCATCCAAGCAGTGGAATAGGTATACGCAATGTACCAGGTGTTGCAGCACGCCCTACATCTAGTGTAGACTCTCCTCTTGTACCCACAGATGCCGCAATTACGAAGGTGGTATTTACGGAATTCATCTGTCTGAGACGCCAGTCCAAATACTCGCCATACAATTCTTGTACAAGAACTTGATCCTGAAACAACTGAATTTTCTCTAACATATGAAATCCAACATTGTTGCAATAGCCATATGCAACGCCATTCTGATCGGATACAAGAATACGCCCGTTTTGCGATGCAATAGGATCGGGGAGCCATGTGGGTAATGTAAGACGTATATAAAACTTCCGCAAAAGATCCCCGCGTGGTTCTATATCAAACTCGACCCAGCGACCCCATTCAGGATTGTTTTTGGGCTGCGCAACGTATGTTTCTTGTGTAAAAGGTGTGGTCCTACGATACACACTGTGAAACATGGACACTTGGGGATTTGCTGTAAAAAACAAATCGCGCTTTCCGCGCGCCACCAATTCAAACAGGCCTCCTTGCTGTGCTGCCATTCTACCTTATTCATGAGATGTATTCCTTAGTCCTAGTCGGCTTCAGACTTGAAAATGACGACAAGTTATGGATATCTTCAACCGCCGTGGCGGTTGAAGTACCGTAATTAATATCATGTTTCAAGGCTGACAGGGAAGCCAGAGATTGTAAATGGCGATTTTTGTCGCCATTTACAACTCTGGTCTGCTTTCACTCAATAGATATTCAATAGACAATTTCACAAAATGCCATATACAATACTGTTATTACCAGAAATATCGTTGTAATATTTGCACATGTATCATTCTGTATTTGATCTGGTCTGAGGTCCGGTTTAGAGTATTCGTAGAACTCCTTCCTCTTTTTCATGTACGCATTTGGATGAGGACAATCCTTGATTGGAAACTGACGACCAGAGTCTGACTCTGAATCATCGATTTCCTGAAGAATTACACGAATCTTGTTTTCAGCATCAAGAAAGGCTTTACGTCTCATTCTGCGTACTGGTTCATGAACTGTTTCATGAACAGGGCTTTCAGGTAGACAAGGATATTTTGTTTCGTCAGTCCTGCAGGGAAATCCGCACGAAAATCCGTACGAAAATCCACACGAAGACTCTTCCTTTGAGGAGATCGGAGTTGGTGTAGGCTCAGCAAAAGGAGCGTTAAAATGCTTTCTGGGCGAGGAAGGATAGGACATTCTAAGGAACTCTGGAAAGGAAAAAGATTGCAAACAATCCAATGTGATAAAAATATTATTCAAATTTTCTACACGCAT